GCCTGGGATATCTAGGCAAATTAAGAGAGCATGACACGTATGATTTTGAGCAATACGACTTAAAACCTACGCATCTTGCACTAGTGGATAGCGCCCGTGGTGGTTCTGTTTTAACATTTATAGACAAGAAGGATCAGAAGATGCTTAATAAAGTATTTCAAGATGCTGAAGGCGCTCCAAGCATGCAACAAATTGTTGATATTGCCAAAGAGATTCCCGAAGCTATCAAAAGTTTACCTGCTGATAAAGCGGCTGAGGTCATGGGCTTGTTACAAGAAATGATCGGCGCTGCCAACCCTCAAGATAGCGATATGGTAGAAGAAGCAACCGAAGAAAACGTGGCAATGGAAGATATGAAAGAAGATAAAGAAGAAACTACCGTTGAAGATGCTGCAAAATTTGAAGATAGTAAAAAATTCAAGGATGCCGTTGCTATTGCAGTCGACTCAGCAGTTATTGCACACTCAGCAGTTATTGAAAAAGCAATCAAGTTTGTTGATGATCAATACTCTTTTGCCGACAAATCTACTAAGCAAGTTATGCTTGACGCTTTAGCTGTTGAACATGGCGAGGCAAAGTTTGAAGATGCAGAGCTATCAGTTGCATTTAAGCTACTCAAAAAATCAGCTTCATCAATGCAAACATTTGGTGATAGCGGAACATCTAGCGCATTAGAAGCGCGAATTCAATCAGAAATAGACGACGGAGAATAAACCAATGGCTTTTAATCAAGCAGTATTGCAAGAAATTGCAGATTTACCAGCGGGTGAAGTCATCACGGCTTCTCCTTACAATGTATCAGCATTTGAGAAGTTTGAAGATGGTTTAATCGAAGGTCGTTTTGTTAAATTCGACACTGAATCAATTGATAAACTTGACGCATCAGCCACCCCAGTAATTGCGGGTATTTCTAAGCGCAAAGTAACGGGCGAAATCGGCACAGGTATTTATAGTGCGAGCGGCCAAGAAATCGACCAGGTTGCTGAGATTGTAAACTTTGGCTTTGCTACAGTTACCGTAACCGATGCGGCAGACCCATCTAAGTACGATGCAGTTAACGTTATCAATACGGCAACGGCTGACACTGGTAAAGCTACCGAAGCGGCAGTTACTACTGGTATTATCTCTGCTGGCGATGTTGTGTTCTGGGAACAGAAAGCAGCTAACGTCTGGCTAGTTCGTCTTAACAAATATTTATAAGGAGGCTGAAAAATGTCTATTAAAAAAGATCCAATGAAACGAGTGAAAAGCCTTTTTGATCTAAAATCGTTTGAAGATAAAGCAGCGTTTGCCAAAGCTAATTTCAAAGATGCGGGCGGTGTAATTCTTGCTCGCAACTTGGAGCACGTAAGTTCAGAAGTATTTACTCAAGAATTTGCAGGACTAACGTTTTTAAATTCTGGCATTGTAGTAAATAACGAAGGTGGCTTCTCTACCTCGATTTTAAAATTAAAGCTGGCGGTTGCTGGTGGATTTAAAGAATCAGGTACAAACACCAACACAACCGGCAAGATCACGCTTACTGGCGAAGATGATTCAATCCCGACATTTACAATGGAAGGCGAGTCCGATTGGTCTGAGGTTGAATTGAAGCAGGCTGAACTGCAAAACGTTAACTTAGCATCTCGTTATTTTGAAGGCCATTCTGAACTATACAATCGCAAGATCGATGAGCTTGGTTATCTTGGTCGGGCTCGTACTGACGGCTCTCAGAAAACGTTAGGCTTGCTTAACTTTGGCTTTGCTGCTACTTCTGCCGCCGGTGCTGCGTCTACTCTTACAGGTGAAGCATTATATCAAGAGCTTGCTGATTTAATTACCGATCAATGGGCTGGCGTATTTAACGTTGAAGCATTTATGGCTGATCGGCTAGTTGTTTCAGATCTTGTTTATAACGTTTCCGCGAAGAAGTTCCTGAACACTGCCGGTACTGAGTTATCAGTAGTGAAAGCGTTAGAAATGAACTTCCCTTCTGTAACTATCGTTATTACGACTAAAGCGCGTGACGTGGGCGGATCTTCTAGGTCTACAGCTTACAGCTCTAACCGTCGTGCTATGCAGATGCGCATCCCTGTACCGCTTAACATCTCAAGTGTTGATCAACGTGGTTTTAAATACTATGTTGAATCTTACTTTGGTGTTGCTGGTCTTGATGTGATTGAGTCAACTGCTGGTCGTCATTTAACTGGTTTATAATATAACGGGGCTGTAATAATGGCCCCGTCATTTTTGGAGTTAATACGATGGCTAAAGATAAATCACAAAGTGTAACTAAGGTGCAAGTAGCAACTAAAGCACGTAAGTTTAAAACAATTCACAACGGTACTTTTTTTATTGCATCAACTGAATTTAAAGAAGATGAAGTAAAAGAATTATCCATTGAACAATTAGAAATTAAAAACGTAAAGCACGCAATTGAAATCGGTATGTTAATCGAGGTTAAATAATGACTTTGCTAGTAGATTTTAAGGCTCGATTTCCTGAGATTAATACAGCTCTAGCAGATACATTGGTGCCTATCTATGAGACTACGTATAACTGTTATTACGGTGGTGATTACTTAGTTGACTGTGACAAGCAAGCTATTTTATTGTTAATGGCTCACCTAGTTACAACCGACCCAAGTTATACAGGCTCAGGTAGTGCCGCACCATCACAGACAGTTGCTAGTAAATCAGTCGGCTCTGTGTCGGTATCTTACGTCGCAGGCTCAACAGGTAGTGACTTAAAAGCCTGGTTAAATAGCACACGTTACGGTCAATTATTCTTGATGATTGCGGGGAACAATAACGGGCCTCAGTTCCTATGAATCCGACCGACTTTTTAGCCAGAGCTAACCACCAGTTAACAGCTATGCGCGAGATGAAAAAAAAGCATGTAGCTGTTGGTGTGCTTGCAAACTCTGCTACAAGTCGTGTATATGAGGGCGGTGCAAGCGTTTTACAGGTGGCTGCTGCTAATGAATTTGGCACAACTCGTATTCCTCAGCGTTCATTTTTAAAGATGCCGCAAGAATTAAAAGCGAGCGAGCTAAATGGATTTATCAGAAAGCAAATGTTTAAAGTTTTAGAAGGTCGTCAAGTTGAGCAGGGGCTTGGATTGATTGGTACTTTTGCTGTAAACCTTTCACAAGATGCGTTTGCAAGCGCTGGATTTGGTAACTGGCCGGACATTGCCGACGCTACAAAAGAAAACAAAGGCTCAAGCGCTCCACTAATAGACCAAGGCACGCTTAAAAATTCAGTAACGTATGAGGTAAGAACATGATTCCGAATATGTCAGATACGCTTACCGAATGGGAGCAGCCAGTTAAATTAAAAACAGTTTCCACTGTTACAGTTGATTTTGTAGCGGTTAAAACCGTTGTAGTCACACCTAAACTGGCAGTCGTGCAGGTGGCAGAAAAACAAAAGCTAAAAATTGGCAGTCTTAATTGGTCAAAGTCGTATAAGTTGATTCATTCTAAATTTCCGGTGGACGTAAATCAGTTTATCGAATATGCAGGAAAGGATTTTAAGATTGTGTCATTAGAAGATTATGACGACTATGGTTTTTATGCTGCTATCGGTGAAGAAACAAAAACCACTCTATTGGTGGCAACATGAGACAGCCTCATTTAATAGCAGTGGCTAAATTCGTGCGTGACTTACTTGCACATGATGAGCAGTTGATTAAGTTCGACCGCCAAAACATGCCAGAGAATGATTTTAATACTAATTATATTGTCATCAATGGTTCAGGCATATCAAGCAAACAAAGCACAGGCTCAACGTTTAACGGCACGACCGAGCAAATGAGTTATAATGAATCATACTCTCAATCTGTTACAATAGAGTTCTATGGCGATGACGCTTATACAAACGCTCGTAAGTTTTCGTTATTAAATGCAAGTCAACCAGCATTAGAGTTAAAGAAATTATTAAATATAAGCATCTCGCACATATCAACCGCGACAGATGTCAAACAAGTATTGGGCAATGCATACGGAAACAGAATGCATCTAACATTTAACGTAAATTATTGCCCTTCTATTGACGTGGCAACATTAAGAATCGACACAGCACAAATAACATTTATAGAGGATAAATAAATTATGGCTAGTATTTCAAATGTCATTACAGTAGCGTTACTCGCAGAAGGCCAAGCAGCCGCAGCGGATAATTTAAACGTTACTGCTATTATAACTGGTAATCAGGGCGTGTTATCTAGCGCAACACGATTCGGAAAATATCGAACTGCTGCTAGTGTTGCCGCTGCGTATGGTGCATCTTCTGCGGAATCATCCTTTGCGAATACCTTTTTTGCTACAAGCCCAAACCCTGTATCAGCGGGCGGCGTGTTAGTAATTGGTTACTGGCGAGCAGCGGAAGAAGTTGTTGCAGCACAAGCGGCCAATCTTTTGAGTGAGCAAGCAACAGAAGCGGCTTTAGTACCAATTATTAACGGCATCACAGACGGCTCTTTTACTATTACAGTGGATGGCGGCGCTGAGATTGACGCTACAGGTATTGACGGGACATCAGTAAGCACTCTTGATGATATTGTAGTCTTGCTTAATGCGGCTATTACAGGCGCTACAGTGACG